AAAAGCATCGTCTAATTCGTTTAACTCGTTAACTTGTTGTCTTTTTAATTCTTCTAATTGTTCATCAGATAATGTTTTACTAAGTTCTTTTAGCTCTTTTTCGTGTTTTTGAACAAGAGTTTTACGTTTTTCGGAATACGTTTGGTACTTCTCCAATAGCTCCTTATATACCTGCTCTTGTTGGTAGAGCATATAATCGTGATTGGAGGCTAACAGTTGTTGCTCCTCGGTTTGTAACTTGGCTCTGTGGGTATTGATTTCAGGGGTATCTTCATTAAAGGCTTGTCCTCTTTTCCACTTGCCCTCTGCCTCTGCTTGTGCTTTCTGCTGCTCGATAAAAGCTGCCATTTGGTCTTCTGTGCGACGGCGTATTTCCTCTTCTTGTCTATCATAATCAAGCTGAATGATAGCAAGGCGTTTCTTTGCTCCGTCCTCCATGATGTTGATACGAGCCTGTTCTTTCTGAAAAAGAAAATCCTGCTCACGGCGTGCTTCTTCTTGGGCTGCCTTCTTATAGTCAAAAGTAGGAAGTTCGGATTTGGTTTTAGTGGCTTTTACTTTTTTATCATTACCTACTGAAAAATCATCATATACTTTTTTTGCTTGTTTAAGGTTCTCCTTAGCTTCAGCAACAGCTTTCTGATAGTCGCTTTCAGTTTTATAACCCGCCTTGTTGTTGGTGATGTCTGCAAGCTCCTGCTCGGCTTTTTTAACAGCCGCGGCATACTTCTTGGAAAGGTCAGTATAATTATATGTCTGCTCATGGAGCTTGTCTAATTGCGTTTGTAAGGTCTTTGATTGCGCTTGCAATTCCTCTTCGTTGAAAGCAAACCAATCACCTCCAAAATTCACCCCATGAGAAGCCCATTTGTTACCTGCTTTCTTCTGCTTTTGCAAGTCCGCAATTAGTTTTTGTCTGTGCTCTAACTCTTTCTTAATCTCGTCCTCTGATAGGTTTTTCACATCCATGCTCCAAGCGGCTACTCTGTCACCCTTGTAGTCATTCTTGGTGATCTTCTGCTTTTCCTTGATGTATTTTTCTACCTCTAATAGGTTACTACCATTGAACCAATTTCTACCAAATACACGAGTCATTTCCTCGTCAAGAATGGAGTTTTTCAGCTTATTTACATCATAAGTACTTTTACCTGTCTTTGCTTTGTTCAATGCTTTTTCAAAGTCCTGATATTTCCCATACTCATTGGCACGATGTAATCGTTTTTCGTTAGCATCATACTGGGCTATCTCCTGCTTGAGTTTGAGTATATCAGCCAATTTAAGGCTCTCAATATCATACTTAGCAAAGATATTAGGGTATTCATTTTGCAATGCAATAAGTGCTTTTTGTCGCTCTGTATCTGCTAATGCTTGATTAGTGGCACTCTCTATCAGGTCGTCAATCTTTTGCTTGTGCTGCTGCTCCCAGTCTATGGCTTTCTGCTTTTGGTTGTTATAATCCTGCTGTGCTTTCTCAGCGGCTGTGGTGTTATCCTTTAATGCCCATATAGCAGCACCTAATCCCACTACCGCAGTAGCTACCAGTACATAAGGATTAGCTTTCATTACGGTGTTTAAGGCAGCAGTAGCTATAGTTTGAGCTTTAGTAGCAGCAGTCTGAATACCTTTTGCAATAGCATCTTCCTTAGCTGCTACTGCCCAGCCTTTGGTAAGGGCAATATTCACCAATACAGCTGTACGATACGCCCCATAGGTAGCAATAAGCCCCGCTATTACCTTACCCAAAGTTTGGTAATTCTCAACCAAGAAAGCCACGCTTGAGATAGCCCCTGAAGCTATGCCTTCTGTGGCTTTTCCTATCTCGTTGAGTACTTGTGCGAAATTATCCTTGAGGTTGGATATTTGCCCTCCTAACGACTTGCTTTGTGCGTCCATAAGGTTGTAAAAAGTACCTCCTTCATCAGTCATATTCTTGATAACAGCTTGTACCTCAGCAAAGCCTATCTTACCTTCTGCTACCATTTCCTTTATCTCGGTTTCACTCTTTCCTACTGCCTTGCTTAACTCGGAGATCATAGGAATACCTGCATTCATGAACTGATACAAATCGTTAGTAAACATGCGCCCCTGTGCTTTGACTTGCCCGTACACATGTATCAGTCGTTCCATAGGTACGCCTAATCCAGCAGCGACATCACCCATACGCTTAAGCGTTTCCGTTACCTCTTGAGCAGGAACTTGAAAAGCAAGCAAGCGCTTAGCCCCTTCAGATACTTCTTGTAGTCCGAAAGGGGTTTTAGCTGCCAAATCAGTCATTTGTGCCATTAAGGCATTGGCTTTCTCCTTGCTCTTTAGCATGGTACCAAAGGCAATTTCAAGCTGTTGAAACTGCGAACGTACAGCCACCACCTGCTTAATGAAGGCTGACGCTCCCTGAAAGGTGAAATAAGCAGTTGCCCCCTTGATGAGGTTCTGCCATACTTGCGCCTGCTTCTCTCCCTCTTCTTGGGTTTTCTTGGTTAAGCTCTCAAATTGCTTTTTGATAGCCTCAATATCTTTCTTTATATCACTTTGGTCTGCTCTTACTTCAAAGAGTAGTTTTCCTTCGTTTTCTTGCATAGTGGTTTGTTTATTACTGAAGTGCTTTTAATTTTGAAAGAAAGCCTGCAAAGTCAGTTCGTGTTTCATTTTTTGGTGCTTCCTTTTTATCTTTCTTATCGTAATCATACGAGGGTATCACAGAGCTATATAGCATTACATTGGCATAGCTCATATTTAGGACATAGTCAAAGGTTAGCCTATATTGCTTTGCAAACGAGCCTACGAGTCCCCAGATACTGTCGTTTCGTTCTCCACTTCCTTCGTTGGTTTTGTTATCATCATTCCTTTGAGGGAAGTGGAAATGACGAAAAAAGAGCGTATATCCATTTGTCCTATTACCTTGAAAAAGGCTTCGGATATTTCAGATATAGGAGCTTTAGTCAATTTATTAGCTAATACCTCCCCTTGGGTAATAATCTTCTTTCGTTTCCAAAACTGCCAAAAAGGCGGGCGTACGGTCTCTGTGAAGCGGTTACCTAAGAGGATAACAGCCACAGCCCACGCTATATTTTCATAATCTTCCGCCTTATCGACAATTGAGCCAAATATATTATTCTCGTCAATCGTATTTGCGGGTATCTTGCTGATGTACTTTGAAGCCCTTACCAGTGTAATAATAGAGGGCGGAGCGACTTTATACGCTTCGCCCCCAATGATTATTGTGGTTGGTTCTTCAAGTAGTGTTTGTGCTACTTTCTCTTCCATAAGGTTACGCTACTTTTTCGGTTGAAAAATATCCTTTACCACCATCAAGTGAAGTGATTTCAATTTCTATATTGTAGCCACTTTCCTCGTCATAGGTAAGAGTCCCTGTCATAGAACAGTAGAATATATCTACTTTTTCAGCTCCTGACAATTTAGGAACAATAGATACTGAAAATTTCTTCTTGGAAACAAAAGACTTGATAACGAGTTTGTCTCCTACTTCTTCAATATCCCAAATCTCAGAAAGTAAAGCCTTGCTAATGTTTTTTACAGTACATTTAAACTTGTAGATAGGCTCTCCTTTCATTTGGTCAATGATTTTACCCCCGATGGCTATCCATTTGTACTCCTTACCATCTTCTTTATCTATATTGTAACTGCCTTCTTTGACAATCCCTAATGTCTTAAGGACAGTACCCATTGCGCCTCCTGCTCCTGGCGCTCCGAACTTGAATTCTACTTCGCCCCAAGTAGTGGCGTTGTTATCTGTATATGCCATAATATAAAAGATTAATTGTTAATGATTAATTGCTTACGGGTGCTACCCGTTAAATGTGTTATAGCTAAATTTTATTTTTGCGTTGATGAAAAACTGCTTAATATCCGTGTCCTCAAAGGTCTGTATCATCTGATGAAGTTGCAACTTGTAATTGTGTAAGGCTGTTTTCGCTTCTTCAATGATAGGCATTAAAGCACGCTCGATAGCATCACAACGTACAAAGTTTTTCCTATACTGATTGTCATTGTTCTTTACCATTGGGACGAATATATTTATATTAATTACTCCTGTCTGATATTGACCATCTAAGCCCGTAAGGAAAGAGATTACACAATCTTCTTTTTGAGAGTTCAAAGGACGTACCCCATTGCGGTATGTTTGCCCATTGATAAGTGTATTTATCTTATCCTTAAAGTACTTATATATATCGGCTTCTACTTGCGATGCTGTTTTTTTCATTTAGATAATTCTTTTAAAAGTCTTGGAATTTCACGCTCGGCTAAGAGTTATGCT